TAACTGAAACAAGATAGCATCACGCTCATCGGTGAAATAAAAATCCATATAATCTTCAGTTACGTGGGTTTCATATTTGTCTCCTGGTAAACCAAATTTTTCTATTACCCAAGCGCAGGTTTCATTCCACATATCATACTTATGGTTTGTTCTCCATGTTATACGAACTCTAGTACCCTCCGGCATTTAATAACTCCTTAACTTGTTTAACATTCTCTGGCTCACGATGAAACTTCAATGCCCACTTCTCAGGATCAATATAGTCAAACACCATTTTAACATGGCCCGGCTCTAATGATTCTACAAACTTGACACCACTTTCACTATGAAACAACATCCAAGGACTAATTCTACCCCTAGTAATCTCTAAACAAATTCTATTTACATTGCCATATCGCAAACAATCTCTGCTTTGAATCTTTTCAATTTCTGCCAATGACATTGTTGTTTCAATACTACGATGAATGGCATCTAACGGATCTTCTGTACGAATGTATTCAAGTAGGTAATTTGTATAGTTTGTGTCAGTACACCATGTGTCAATTCTAATTTGACTTTTAACTAACCAATCAGCATATCTACTCACATTCAATGCATTAATCTCTACACAATGATTACCAAACTTTACAAATGCTGTATAGTAAGGACTCTTAATGAATTCTTCATTAGTCTTTGTCTTTTTACTTGAACTATTCTTTTTATAAAACTGAACAAAGGCTTGATATGCAATACGATTACCTTGTAGGTCCTTATTCATCCATCTGCGTTTAGATTCGCACATGTGGGTGAGCAATGTAGATTCACGCAAATACTCACCTGCGCAAAACTCACATTTAAATTTAGGCTTACCGATTGCCTCTATCTCTTTCGTACTGCTCAATTTCTTCATCTGTTACCATTTGACTTAGTGTTTCAATATCTGCTATCTTCATCTCCGGGTAGACAGTAGCGAGATAACATTTCTTTTTCTGTTCTGTTACATATGCTTTTGACACTTCATCAATGTCATCATCACCTGCTTTAGGATAGATTTTCTTATAATACTCTTTTATATCTTTCAGTTGAGCAGGTTCTTTTAATAAACTAACCTTCTCTTTAATCTGCGGGATCCAAGGATGAAATTGTTTACCCAAGCCCGGGCTTGAAGCACACAACATCAACCATTGTAGTTTAGGGTGCTTCTGTACATATTCATTAAAGATATATTTGTTAGCGTGATAGTCTACGCTACGTGCGTAATAACCTGCAATCTCACCTGAGCCTTTGATATAGCTCATGTATCTAACCAACATGAATGATGTGAACTTCTTTTGTTGCTCTGGTGGCAACTTATCATAGAAAGTATAATCTTTCCTATCTAATGCCGCAATTGCATCAAACAAAGGAAAGTCTTGCTTCTCAAGTTGTTCGTCTTTAGGTACTGATGCTTTTCTAGTTGCCATTAGAATGCCTGACTATAATCTACTATCTCGCAGTTACGACTAATCTCTTTTACAAAATAAACACATCTTGGTTTAGGCCCATCATCTAATGGTACACATAAGAACTGACCATTCTTCAATCGGGGTGCATACCAAGTCACATCGTGGTAAATGTCTACAATCTCAATCGGCACAAACGATGGGCTAAAACTTGTCAGAGGATTGAACTCAAACGCATTAAATCCTCTATCGTTGATACTAGTTAATGGTAGTGTTTCTAAATCACCATGCTCTTGTTCACCGATTAATATTTGCCAATCAATGGGCATCTTAATTGTACTGTTACCTATCTTCAATACAAGTGCAGGGCTATTGAATGATTCTAAAAAGATTAGTGGAATGTAATGATAGTCTACATTGCTTGGGTTACTGTTATCTAAGATAGCAAAACGCAAGTCATCAATTTCTTCAGGAAGTGTTTCTAAGTTATAGAATTCGTTGTCTAGGGTTAATATACGCATAATGTATTATATCACTTATACTTTAGTTTTTCTACATCAAACGGGTAGTTAGCTTCTTTGTAAAATGCTTTCCGTTGTGTTAAATGTCGTTTGGCAAACTTGCAATTGCTTGTAATATCCCAAATCTGCACAAAGTCTTTATCTTCTGCTTTACGAATGCCACGACCGATAGACTGAATCACTCTAACGAAACTCTTGCCCGGTTCTAATAGCATCACATTAAAGATACGAGGAATGTTAATACCTACTGCCGCAACACCGTATGTGGCAATGATAATCTTATTTGTAGCAGTAGCAATGTCATCATAGTGTTCAGTTCTAGTTGTACCTTTAGTACCACCTGATACAAATACTACGTTCTCTTCCGGTACACCTAATTCTTCTAGTTTCAAATGTAGTAATTGTCCTGCTTCAATCCTATCAACAAGGATCAATGTGTTACCACTGTTCTTAACTGTACTAGACAACTCAGCAATCTTTTGCATTCGTTTTTCATCACTGGTCAAGAATTTAAGTTCACTTTGATAGTTAGTAAATTCCATACCATCTTGTAATTGAACGATGTTCACGTGACATTGTGATAGTACGCCCATGTCTTGTAGTGTGCTTGCTGATAATTGATTAATAACAGGGCCTAAACTTACAGTCAATGACATTGATTCATGTTTAGCTTTAGGGATAGTTCCAGTTAAGCCCCAACGTAATGGGATACGACTCATTACACCAGACAACAATGACTTAAGAACATCGGCTTTTGCTTGATGCACTTCATCTACAATAACACATACAACACCTTCAATGAAGTCTTGGAATGGTACTTCTGCTTCACCTGCTTTAGTATTCTTCAACATGTTACCTAGACTTTGCCAGGTACAGATTGTATGTGTCTTGTCATATTCTTTACGTCCACCGTAATAGACACCTACATCTAGACCCAAGTTGATGTAATCTTTTTCTGTTTGTGTAACCAAACTAGTGTTAGGGACAATAACAATACTACGACCATATTGTTCTATACAACTTGATAGTGCCGCAGTAATTAATGTCTTACCTGCACCAGTTGCAATCTCTTGTAGTGACTGCGGGTTCTTCAAATAGTTGTTGATAATCTCAATTTGATAGTCACGCAATATGATAGGTTGACCCACCATTGGATGACCCACTGGCCAATTCTTATGCTTGAATGTATCCTCGGACACTTCAGTAAATGTGAATGTTGTTTGATAGTCTCTAGTATCATCTAGTTCAATATCATATCCAGCTTGGTCTAGTAATGGCAATATCTCTGGTAACAAGTTAATATATGTACTTCCACCTAGTGCAAAGAAACTGCTCTTGCCATTCCATCTACCTAACCTTACTGCAGGAAGATATCTTGCCCCGGGAACTTCAAACTCAAACATTTTCATCAATGTCTTGCGGTCCCCCAGTTCTAGTCCCTCAAGTTTGACGTTTACTTCATCTCTAATTATTAACTTACATTCTTTCATTTAGGTCCTAAATCTATTGGTTCCGAGTTCACGAATTTGATTATTTTAAACAGCTTCATTGGCTTCTCATTGACTAATGAGAAATGTCCACGTTGATACACTATAACAGGATTATTGTAATCTTTCAAGTCTTTAGGATTTTTGCAAACATTAATACTTGTATCATGTATATCTAATTTAGAACTAACTAAAAATGCTTTGGGTTCGCATATAGCATCACATCCAAATTCTTCTAACCATTGTACCGCTAATTTAGAATCAGACATTTCAATATCCAATTGAAAACTTGTAGCTAATTTTACTTTAGTTGGATGCTCTGTTTCTAAGAAATGATCCTTGACTGATTGGTCAATGACAACACCATACTTAACTAATGTTGCTATTGTTTTTAAATCGTCTGTTATTTCAATGACCTTGATCGCTTCATACAAATGTTCATTCAATGCGGCAATATAGAAATGTCCTTTGTAGACTAGAGTGGGCACCCAGTATTTAACATTCTCATATACGCTAAGACTCTCAACAATTTGAGTGACCTTTTCACAGTGGTTCAATATAGAATAGTGGTCCGCTGTTAAGTACATCAATTCTTTCAAATTGGTATGACTGTATTCTCCTTCATATTGTCGTCTATCTTTAACCCATTCAAGTGTATAAATAGGATTCTTTTTAAGTGCTGTTAAAAAGTTTTTATTAAAAGGAGAACGTAATATCAGTTTATTATTTTCTATTTTGATTGACGCTCCCGTGTATTCAGGAATACTTTCTACTATCTTAACATCCCATGGCCGTGTCAGTATTTCTTCTACTTCAATTTTTAATTGAGAGAATTGCCTTTTATATTTACCTGCTACCTTTCTAAACAAAAGATCCTGATTGCTAGTGATCCGATTGTGTTGCGTGATATAAAGGGTAAGGTTATTCACAAATTGGTCATCATATCTGCTCAGTCTAATATTACTAAGCATCCATGTTGCAAGTTCATTAAGTGTTTTAAAATCCATATTGTAAGTATAACAGGAC